GAGGCAATCCGAGAATCCGAGCGCCGGCCGTCGCCGGAACGTCTCGAGGGCCGCGATGCAGAAGGGGGGTATGCACCCGGGCATCCCCCCTCCCATCATCTAACTACTGACTTCACGTGAAACTTTTCGATACAAACCATTTACATTATAGTGGACAATCTCATCAATAGCAAACTCTATAGCTAGAGACTGATCAGCTTCAGACAACTCATCTGAAGTTACAGCAATTCGAGCAAGAAAGCTTGATGTGTGGTAGTTGTGAGCGATGTCCCAGGCATACCATTGATCCCACTGTTCAAAAGGATCAAAAGGATTGTCAATTGTAGTAAGCATGTGTTGTTTCACCATTGACATTATTAACCTCCTAATCCAGTCTTAAGCGTGGTCAATGAAACACCCAATGCAGATGCTATCTCAGCCTGCGTGTACCCACGGGCAGCCATGTTCTTAGCTCGGGTGAGCTTGGTAGGAGTCATAAGAATCGTCGATCTTGGTGTGGCAAGCGAACGAACACGATCGCGATCTGCATTGCGAACAATCTCTTCAAGCATGTTGTTGCTAATAGCGCCAGCTTGAATCGCTTCCCACTCCTTATCTGTAATGTAAACTCTTTCTTTGTTTGCTCCTATTCGTTGCCTTGCTTCTTGCAGCGATCTGCCAGCAAGCTTTCTCTTGTCATCTTTATCAAGACCGGGGTTCGCTTGAACCTTAGCTCGGTAGATTTGATTTGACAGGAGGGTGGCTTGTCTTTCGAGGGGGGCGTTCTTATGGGCATTGTTCAGCTTGGCCGTAAGACTTGCTACCTCTTGAGCATAAACCTTTTTGGCACTGGGGGAATACGGAGTGTTCTTTACCCCCAGGTACTCTTTACGTGCTTGATTGGCCAACGCTTTCATCCTGTTAGAATGGTTGGCGTAAATCTTCTCCATCTCAGTACCGGAAGAAAGTTTGTTAGCGTCATCAACAACCGAAAGCTTATCAACCTTAGTCTTAGCTAGCTCAGTCTCTCCAGCTTTGTTTCTCTTAAGACGCCCGGTCTCTTCCCATACCAGCTTCCCCGTTTTTGGATCAATGGGGCCACCTTGACTAGCACGCCTGAGTCTACGTTCAGGAATGTATTGATCTGAACGAGCTCTAGAAATCAGCGTAGAAGCACCACCCCGCTGATACTTTGCTTTTAATGCTGGGATACCATTATCAACAGCAGACCTTCTATAGTCAAGACCATGCTTTTCAGCATCGATAACCACCATCGAATGCTTTACTGCACGAGCAAGTTCATCTTGGTTAGCACCCATGATGGTCATGTCGGTAATCAAGTTGGAAATAGAACCCATCTGTTGCTGGGTGCCCAACTTAGTCATTCGTTTAATTGGCGAACCTTCTGGAATCTTATACATTGCGCGAGGATCAAAATTTTCCAAAGCTTTTAGAGAAGGAGAAGTTTTAATTTGTCCGCGCCCGTTTGGAATAATAAGCACGTGGTCGCCATCAAAGTCAGCACCAGAAAGACGCTCAGCCACTTTTCTGTTAATACCTATAGCATCGGGGAAACGCATTTCTCCTGTAACAGAATCAACTCGTCCTCGGCCAATCATGGCTTTAGCTTCCCGGTTGCGGTTATTAACAGTAAGTTCCGGGATTTCAAATGTTCCACCATGCGGGTGACGAACAAGAGCAACACGATCGCCATCATTAAAACCAGGAGCATAAACCTCAGTTGGTTTAAGAGAATTGACCGGAAGAATTACAGAAGCCGTTGTTCTTGGGAACGATGCCGCTTTAAGATGCACAGCTGCTGAATCTGAGTTATCAGCAAAAGTCTGAAGCATTTGACGCTTTATTACAGGGTTAGTAATAGATTTAATCTCTGCAAAATCGTCAATGCTTTTCAAATATGTTTCTTTAAGTTGTTGCTCCGCAAGCGTGGTGTTCTGCTTTGAAAGAAACTGTGACGAGAAATCGGCAGACCATTTATCCCAGTCGCCTTCTTCATTGACAATATTCATTACCCGAGACTCGTTTTGTTTCTTAATAGAAGAAGTAAACGGGTTATCTGGGTCGTCACTCATCTTCTTCAAAGAATCAAGTTTATTATCCATTTTCGGCTTGCTCGTATTAAATACAAGGTCGACACCATCTGGGAGATCGTCCTTGTAAACGGCCATGCCTTTAATATAGTGCGTGCCATCAACGGCAATTCGAACCTGAGCATATCTCGAGCCACCGAGAGACAAATCATCAACGCCCGGTCTAATATATATCACACCATCAGCTTCAGCTCCGCCTTTTGTATAATTTCCTTTTGCATCCTGTTCGGCCCAGTTAACGGCAAGTCTACTCGAGTCGATAGATGTTGGCGGGGATGGTTTCTCAAAAGTTCTTCCGTGATCTTCTGAAAACGAACTAATGTTCTTAATACTATCCTTTTTAAGAAATACATCTTTTTGTGTTGTCCCTGGAGGAGCAAGCACTTTAATTTCGGTTTTTTCTCCAGTTCCTAACTGGAGCTCTTTTACGTTGTGAACCTCGTAGCCCTCGGATTTAAGAATATCAACAGCAGCTCGCAGTTTAGTACTAGCTACGCCGAGATGATTTTCAACACCTTTTCCGACCTGAATATAGTTTTCGTTGCCGACCTCATCACGAAGCATGTCAGCAACATTTTTAATGATGGTCGTCTTTTCCAACTGACCCGGAGCGAGAAGTTTGCGAACCGCTCCTTCTGATATCCCTAATCTTTTTCCAATCTCAACATTGGAATAACCATGTTCGGAAAGCTTCATGGCTTGTCCAATATTTGAAGCCTTTATTTCGGCGTTAGCGATTGACTTGTTTGATCGAAGCTCGCTAACAGACATACCAAAACCTCGTGCTACATCAGCCTCAGATACGCCTCGCGAAAAGAGCTCTTTGACCATATCAATAAATGTTCGGCTGCGCTGAACCGAGTTATCGCCAGAACCCCATGGGTAAATAGCGACCCGAGCGACGTAAAATTCCATAATGCATAAGTGCTTGATCTTCATCAAGAACACAACTAAAGTCGTTCGTAGTCATGGGCCTCACCGCCTCTCAAGTCATTGATAAAAGCATGCCCGTTCTTGAAGACGAACTGATGTTTTACAATATCGCTCCTGCTTTGATGGCGTCGATTCTTTTATCGAAAGTTACTATTCGATCCATAATATGAGAAACGGTATCTGGATCTCCATCATAGATTCGAACCTCATCGCTTTGGTAGATGCGAAGTTCTGTTCGAAACTCGAATGGTTTGAATCCGTATTCCAAACAAAACAGCGCCGCATAAATCTCAAGCTGATGAACAGAACCATCAACTTCACCAGTCTTGAGATCGTGTATCCTAAGAAGACCTCGTCTGAAAGATATACAGTCACAAGTACCAAAAGCATTTTCTGTATAATACAGAATTTGCTCGGGCGTCATTCGATAGCCTATTGCATCATTCACATAAGAGTTTAAAGTAGAAGGAGTCTTTGGAAGTTTGATCCCAAGACGAATTGCTTCATGCGCAAAAGAATGAAGCTCAACACCACGCCTTGCCGCGAGCTGCGCCAAATATACGCGATCAAGTTTGTCTTCGGAATAGTTGATCCAGTGATACTTCGAAGCACTAAGAAAAGCGTGCTGACCTTTAAGGCGCAAATGCGAATTGAAGTTCACGCAGCACTTCCTCTTCGTTTTCAGGATAGATAAATGACGCAAAAGAGAACTCGTCAAGAACGCGAATATAGTAATCCTGATTTGGACTAGACCGAGATCTGCCAGAAGGTTTCACTTCTAACATAGCCCAACATCGCCCCCAAAGAACGAGAAGGTCCGGAATCCCTTGAATATATGAACTGTCGTTCTTCAGGATTAGACACCCAGGAAACATCCCTTCGATTCTCTCAATGAGATATCGTTGGTACTGGGCTTCACGCATTGACGGCCCTCCTTTCAAAAAAAAATCAAAAGCCATGTAAGGGTTGACGCTTGGTCTACCCTTATCTATTCATTATAAACGATGTTTACCTAACGATCCCTTATAATGTTTTCTTGAATCTTAAGCAAACGAGGATATGCGTCTTCTTTTGCATGCTGATAAACAAGCCACAACGGACTCCAGGCTAGATTATCTACACTATTATTCCAGTTATGACCGTCAATATGCATGACAGCATTAAAATGTTCATATGGTTGTGGAATAAAGGTTCTAGCTACAAGTAGCCCAAGAGCCCTCACGCATAGTGTTCCGTTTTCGTTGTATAGGGAAACGTAGACATTTCCACCCGCACTTTCATGAGGTCGCAAAATATAACCAGTCTTCAAATTCATTACTCGCCCCTCACGGTTGACACCGTACTTGGGGAAGCCATCGATTGAAACAAAATCATCGCTCATTGTCTTCTCCTTAATACCAATCATGCAAATGAAACAAGACTCTCTCAGAGAGTGAAAAACTGTCTTGACGGAAAAACGGAAAAAATTTTTGAAAAACTTTCTAGAATAGAAATTCTCTTATGGTCGTTTGCGTACACTTACTTTTTTTTTTCTGGAAACTTTTAAGAAGTATGTAATTTTTTCCGTTTTTCCGGCGACATAACACAAAACTGTCCTAATTTGTCTGACTAGTACACATTTTCTGTTCAAGGTTATGTTACACGCTAAATTTTGAAAAGGCTTACATTAAAGTCACGTTTTGTACGTAGAGCCTTCCAGATTGCAAGATCCAAACCGCCTTTCGAGAAAAATACGTAAAAAAATCCCGTCTCGAACGGTGAGTTTAAACGGTCAATTCGACCTTTCGCTTGTTTGAACATCTTGTAAGAATATGTCAGCGAGTAAAACAAAATGACGTTCGTTTCGACACAGTTCCAACTTTCACTACCTGATGCATATTGCACTAAGTAAACCCATCGATCTGTGTCTGGAATTGGTTCGTGTTTGTGGCCGTTCCACTCACCGACCGCCACTTCTTTTTGTAGCTCTCGCAAAATGTCTAACTCATAGTCAAAGTTGTAAAATATGATGATACGATCATGGGTCTCCAACAACTTCTTTGTTTCTGATAATCTACTAGGATCTGAATTTAAAACTTTTCTTAGATTATAAAAGAGGTCGCTTACGTTCTTAATTGGTTCTTCTTTGAATGGGTTCCAGCGGTGCCGAAGAACTTTACGATACAGATCCTCATCGTGCGGAACCGTTACGAGCTCCTCTACAAAATCCATATGTGATTTGTATGGCATATGGACAAGTACCTGGTTTCTAAGTCTTCTCAGTTTTGCTTCCCCGAGATATCTCTCGACTTTCGGGTATTTGCTCCAAGAGCTGTAAACAACGTGCTCTCTTAAAAACTCAGTGCGATTTTTATAAAAACCATTCGCAAGAAAGACTGGAATATAATCGAGCCACGTATCGCCAGGCGTAGCACTAAGAAGAACCCAGCGGTTATTCTTTACAATTTTGAGGAACGATTTAACCCAAGCCCCAGAACCAACAAGTCTTTGTTCATCGAACACGAACCAAGCATTCTCAACATCAACATATTTTCCAATGTTGTTCCACGAATCTACCTTGAGAATGCCAGCAACGGTTGCGTCTTTCTTTTTTCCGATTCCGAATGCGGCAGCCTCACCCTCCCAATCAAGGCTGTCTCGTTTCTTTGCTGTGGTAATAATATAAAGGTTTCGGGGTGCCTCCTTCCTCATGTAATAAGCCAAAGCCGTACGAGACTTTCCTGAGCCGACGCCGCCCCAAAGAACCTTTCCATTACTTAACTCTTTTACGGCATCTTCTTGATGAGGGTACAAAGGAGGTCGAGTCATAAACGTTTCCCCAAAAGATTTTGAGTTGAAAAACAAAAATTTATATAAATGGTATGAAAAAACAAAACTGAAATGCCACGTAGGACATCTCAGTTTTTCATCAACGTCAGTCCTCAACTTCCGAGAGACATTCCTCGACAGTTTCGAGCAGTTCGAGCACGGTATTGCTCATTTTCACAAGCGTGATCAAGCCCGTGTTCTGGTCGACGTGTATGAGCGTGAACAAGAAGACGTTGATGCCGTTGGCCACGTCCACTTTCGAGGCCTTCACGACATAGTTCGTTCGTCCCCACCACTTCACTTGCGTGGGGTGATGTCTGCGGACCTCTCCCGTATCGGGAGACATGGACAAGATCATCTTCTCTCCGTGAAACACCGTGCCTGCCATGTCATATTCCTTTCATGATAGTTGGACATGAGCAAGAACCCTCGTTAAAGGGCTTTGGTTGTCACGCACGTTGGTCCGCAACGTCCGTAAGGCGGTTTGCAACGTTGTTGAGCAATTTACGCATAGTCTTGGACGTCTCCAAAAGCTCGATTTCCTTGGTAGTTGGCTCAATGTGTACAAGGACGTACGCAATAACATGGAGCTTTTCGGAAATATAGAGCTCGGTATCCACCACAAAATAGTTCGTCCGCTCCCACTGCTTATTGTGATACCTGCGGACCTCTCCCGTCGCGAGGGATATATGCAAAATAATTTCCTCTCGACGAAGCTCTGCGAATTCCACGTTGCATTCCTTTCTGTCATCATAGACAATATAAATTACGCGAGAAAAAACTGAAGCCCCGTGTTAGGGGGCTTCAGTTCAGATCTCCATCTTCTGAATTGCTTCGCCTAGGTTTCTGAGCGCATTGTTTGTGCGCTCCTTGGTGGTGTCAACTTCTGCCTTTGCTTCTTGAAGGCCCTTCCACAAGATAATACTTGTGGACAGGCTCGCAAACAAAGCAGCAGTTGACACTACCAGGGTCGCAACTTGCACTTTTTCCATGGCGTTCTTCCTTTCGTAGGGGGTCTCATTATAGACCATGTAAATGGTACGAAAGGGCGCCTTTACTAATATCGGCGGTCATTTAAGATTTCCATCCGGTATGGTCATCAACGCCATAGGAAATCCCCGTTTCGTTTATGTTTCCTTATCCCTACGCACCATTAGAGCCAATATGCAGAAAGCCAGACCAATATCGATCACAAGTCCCTCACCACCACCGGTGGCCGAGAGAAGAAAACCAAGAAAGAGCGTGAACAACCCTAATAATGACAAACCAACAGATAACATTTTACCGTTACTTTCCTTATCCACACGCACCATTAGAGCCAATATGCAGGGCACTTCATTTCAGCATAGACTTTTTCTATGTGCGTCTTTTGATCCTGCATCTTTAGGAAAAGCTTGTCAATCTCGATTTCTGCGTCAAGAGTAACAAGTGGGTGCTTTCCAACCAAAGCAAGAGCCTGGAACAAGACAGCGATAGGGCCATCGTTGTTCTTGAAGTCCTCGCTTTGGAGCTTGTCGAGTTCTTGCACCAACATCAAGGCTTGACGAGATGCGGCGAACAATCTCTTGGTCGGTTCGACATCCTGTGACATATTATACTTCTTTCTTGGCTGGGAAGGATGTATTTTTACCAGTCAAACGGAATAAAACTGCTGAAGAAAGCCTTACTTGTGTAGACCTTGAACCCACGACCAGCGAAAAGAATCCAGTCGCCGACAAACGCTCGAGTCTGGCGCGTCGTAAGAGGGCGGTGGACCTTTACCTTGATGAACGGAACGTTGTCGCCGGTAAGACGAATCTCTCCATCGCACCAATCGGCTACGTCGTTGATGTTTTCCTTCGTGACCTGAACAGCCTCAACCTCGAACGTCTTACGGCTGTAGACCTTGGTCTCTACGTGACCCATGTTTTCTCCCGTGTTTTTGTTGGTCGATAGGGGCAAGGCAATTATCAGTTGCTTTCCGGATCTTCTCGCTGGGCATACTTCAACTCGAGGGCATCTTCGTTGATTGTGACAAACATCGTCTGAAGATATGCTTTGACTCCGGAGTTCCCACTGACGGTCCATTCATAAGGCCTGATAATCAGATCGACCTTACGAATATCGGCCCAGTCAAGAAGCTCGACATCCTCTTCTCTGAGAGGGGTCCGCCCATTGGATGTGAGCATGATGATGCGAGGAGGACGAACCTCACGTCCACCACGCCCACGGTATTTGACTGAAACCTTGAGATATGCCTGAGGCGGATCGCCTTCTTCTCGCGGCGTTAGGTATTTGACCCGGTAACCGCATCGCTCGAGATTGACGGCAGCAGCATCATCGAGAAGGACGGAGAAGTTACGGTCTCCTTCGGCGTTATACATTCCCTCTTTACCAGAGAAATTTTTGAAGATGATGCGGACATCTTCCATCACAACAACTTCTTCACAACTAGCATCCATTTTTGTCACTCCTTTATGCCACTTCGTGGTCTTGATTTAAATTCCGCACATATATGAACTCGTAAAGGTCGCCGAATTTTTCGATCGTCGCTTTTGCGTCATTCACAAGCTTTTCGAAATATGATCTATCAATCTTCATCCACTCATTAGGACCAAGCTCTCTTACAACCTCTGCTTCTTTCCAAGAATATCCCTTGGTCCCCGGTAGAGCATAGAGTTTTTCTTCTTTGACTCGATAAAGGTCGCCACCATCTTCAACTACAGGGATGAATGCACCAGTACGACCAATAAAACGCATCCTTGAAACTTCTTTAGAACGGTCCCAGTCAAGATATATTGCACCTTGCATAACGCTCTTGACCTCGATCATGTCATCAAACTCGATGGCTTGGTCAGTGAACAATGATTTGAAGACATATGGGTGCTGAAATTGAGCACCGACGGCATCCCAATGGTCTCCATCACGTGCAACATACACAGCATCGTTGACTAGACAGAACTTTTCATAAGTCTTTTCATGCTCGAAAGTATAGCCGTGCATCAAGCCGAACTCTTTGACATTCTCAATGATCTCTGGCGTTGCATTAGGAATCTTAATCGAGTCAGTCTTGATGTGGACAACCTCAGCGCCAAGATTCTCTTGCACAAAATGCTTTAGATCGATCATGAACAAAGCGCCACGTTTGGCGACAATGTTGTCCTTGTTTCGAATATCGCGGAAAGGATTGTCGAACTTTGCACTGGTAAGCCCATAGACGATATTGATGATGATCTTGAGTGCGTGAGACAGGGTTTCAGCAGTTTCTTCCGGATCAGCCGTTGACAATAAAGGTTTGAGTTTTCCGTTCATCATGCGACTAGCACTAGCAAAGTCGCCATGCTTTATTGCAAGGCGGGCATCAAGAAGTTCTTTGAAATTCTTCGTATATGGGCCGAACAAGTTGAGCAAACAAATAGAAGTTGGATGCATCGAGGCAACATCAAGAACCGCAACATTCTCATAAATTCCTGGTTCGGCGTATACATATCCGCCTTCGCTCGGGTCTTCTCCACGATATGTGCTTCTACCCGCATCGAAAACATAGCCTTCGAACAGCGTACTGAGATCTGTATAGACGAACTGGCGAGACGGTGCTGGGTCATTGCCAAATATAATCTTCGCTGTATGTTTCTGTGTTGTGTCGTTGACAGTCAAACCACTCAGTTCGGCAAGAATCTTACGAGCTACAAAGTCACTGCTTCTCGCATTGAAAACTTCTTCGGTAGTTAGAACATCATTTTCGCAGTACTCAGCCACCATAAACCACATATTTTCTGGAACTGGCTGGTCCCATGGAAGGTCTAGCTCCATATGTTTAAGGCCGAGCTCAATCTGAAACTTCTTAAGTCCTTGCTTCTTCGAGGAGAAGTCGTAAATATCGGCATACGAAACACCGTAAGCTTCTCCAAACATGGCAGCATTGTTCTTATCGGAAATAAGAGACTGACTGAGCTTGAAAAGACGCTCGTTGTCATACCCTATAAACCGGGCATACAGGATATGGTTGTCATACCGACGATTATTAAATCCAATAAGTCGTGCTTTGAACAGCGACTCAACATCTTCGCTAGTTGGGTTGATCATACGAACGACATAATTACTACCTTGATATTTCCAACACACAACGAAAAGATTCGGATATACCTCAACATCGAAAAAGACAATTGGGCTATCGCTAAAATTTCTTGATGACGGCGTGTGGTCGACAGATTTGAATTGCATTTGCATTACAATTTTCAAGCACTCAAGAGGTCGGTTAGTGCTGTTGTTTGCGAATGCAATAATGCGTGGCCGAAGATCGGTGACGTCATAACTCATCCCAGATTCATATGCATCATCCAAGATCTTCTTGATGAAGTCAATGGATGGTTTTGTTCCTGGATGAATTTCTTTACGCAGATTACGAGCAATCAATTCTCGTAACGAGCGTTCGCTTTTCATTTCTCGCTCGTCAAGCACTCGCTTCTCCTTTAGAGGTAGACCGCTTGATATGATCGATACTGGAACGTTATTACACATTGATAGTCTACGACGAAGAGAAGCATCTCCCATAAGAGTTTTGATTTCAATTCCTGGAGAATACTCGTTAGCTAGTTTTGAGACGTCGCCGTGATAAATATAATGCAGATGAATTCCTTGCCCGCCTTTGCTAAGCTCAGCATAAGTTGGAGGCCAGTCTTGAATAGCTTCGAGATTAAGGTCGTAGGATTTATTTCCGTCTGTATCCTTGAGGTCGAAGTCTATTACAATATGATTTTCCGGGATTTTAACAAAGTGCAACCGTGATGTATCAAGATCCGAAAGCTTTGTTTTTACATTAACCCATTTGCGAGTCGGGTTTTCGTTCTTGTTGGCATACTGCGCTGGACAGTCTTTTAAAATATCATCCAGCAAAGATGTTGTCTGGTCAAGCACAAATATACTAGCTGCTCCATTTGTGCTAATTTTGTATGGACGAGTATATTCAAGCTTCTCAGTTTTGAACTGTTTGAACAAACTCGTCACCTCTTCCCCCCGCACGGTTGTGCGTTTGTGAAATTCTTTAAAATATTCGCGCATCTCTTCGCGAAACGTCTGCATCTTCATTGCCGTATTGCCAGACTCAGTACAGTACTCCTTGTACAGGGCCCATGCCCGCTTCAAGGTAATCCCGTCTTCGTGCTTCATCTCATCAAAACTAGCTTCCATGAAGTTGTAAAAGACGTTTGTCGAGTACATCATCCGTTCAGGTCGGTAACTATCGTAATAGTTTTTTCCCATATTACGGTATACATTCTGACAGTGATACGCGATTGCTCCCAGTTCAAATTCGATGCGACTCATCAAATTCTGATAATGGTCGAAACTGTGAATATGACCCGTAGGTTCCACATCGATAAGCCTACGGAGAAGACCAGAGCGAGACTCAGTGATCTTTACAGGGCTGTTCGTTCCCATGAACAGAAAAGAGTTAAGCCGCATGTCAAACTTTTTTGCATATTTGTCATTGATCGTTACCGTCTCGTGCGCAATTATGGTGTTAAGAAGCGAGTTGTCCTCGATGCGAGATAAGTCACCGTCATGCTCAATCGCTACGAGAGGGTTTTCACGGAAAGCCGAAGTAGCAAAAGCATCGCCCTTCCCCAAACTCTTTGCGTCAAAAGTCGTAGTATAACCTTGAAAGAGACGCTCGATGATGTTTAGAACAGTCGACTTACCTGTTCCGGAAGAACCATAAAGCACAAGAAACTTCTGAATTAGCTTAGAGTCTCCCGAAACAATTGCTCCGATTGCCCACTCGATCTTTGCTAGTTCTTCCGGTGAATATAGAACCCCAACAAGTTCATCCCAAGCGCTGTGGTCTCCAGGCTCAAGAGAATATGGAAGGTTGTGGCTTCGATAGTCTTTCTTTTTTGCAACGGTATTAGCAAACGTTAGGTTTCCGTCAAGCGGAATGAAATTATTGTTAATGTTTCTTAGGTACTCTTTGAAAATATAGGCTTGCCGGGAACTGTTGTCAGCTAGAAGCTTAACGTTTTTTTTGCCTTCGACTTCCAACTTCTCACAGTAGTCAACAACATCTTTGTCGATAAGAGAATAGAGGTGAAAGATATCACGCGACCAAGTTTTACTTTCATCATCCCAAAAAGCATAGAAATCTCCGCCGCGAACCATTAGGTCTTTGGACTTAACAACTTTGAAGTCGGCGAAGATGGTGACTACACCTTTTCTAGTTTCTTGAGTCTTGATCGTGTAGAAATCCATCATTCACCTCTATTCTCTTGGTAATGCTCAATTAAGAAATAGTTCATCTGGTACCAGATCTCGACGCGTCTTTGATCGTTGGGGGGATCTCGCAAAGGAAATAAACCCCCATCGCCATTATAAGAATATGTGCGCCATATAATTCGGTCGAGAATTTCATCGACCCTTAAAGAAATGCTCGGATCATTCTCGTATGCTTCATCGCTGCAGTCGAAAAAACATACGTTTTCAATCATGATCCAGAACCAATCGCTAGAGCTTAGTCGTCCTTCTATGAAAGAAATTCTTTTGGACAAAGCTATTAGCATCTCAAGCATGGAACAATAGAGATGTTCCCAATTTTCGTCATATTCCCAGTTGGGAACGGTATCAAAAAACTCTTCCCGAAGAATTTTGGCATCCGCAATTCGGTTGTCATCATTCGGGATGAACCAGACAAACTCTTTTTTATGCAACTGATTCAGAAATGACTTATATGATCTTGCTGGATCTTTGTATCTAATAGGGCATACCTGAATGGAAAGCCATCGTAGATATGCCTTCTCAAACAAAACACTCATTCATCAGCGCTCCTAAATTTGCGAGGCTTCTTTAACTGACGACGCATAGCATGTTCTAGCTGGCTGTCTGTAATATAACCCTTAATGGTCTCGTACTCGGACGGATCGACCACAATCTCAAACAGCACTTTACGAAGAATATCCTTAACATGCAGGACTTCCCCGTCCGGAAGCGACTCTAATTTTATGCGAAGTTCCCAGCCAATTTCTTCATCTGCATCGACCGGATCATTAGTCTCGTCTGCGAGAATGCCATCTTCGGCATGATATACCCAACTAAGTTTTGTCCAATCATCTTCACTTTGACGGAATTCTCGCGCTGAAATTTCAAACCAGCGTGCAAACCCATCTGGTAGAACACCCTCGGGGAATTCCATCATTGGACGAATGGGGCCGGTAGATTTAAGATTTGCTGTGATGACAAGCGTTTCGCCATCATCCTCGTCATCCTCTTCGTCCTCTTCGTCCTCATCGTCTTCGTCGTTTGATGAGTCTTCCCACGACTGGCTATATCCTGAAATTTCAGTGACACTATTATACTCAGAACGCAGATCTTCCGGAGAAGAATACTCTTCTTTCTTGAACATGACCTTGTAATAGTCCCGAGTCTTTTGGATTTCTTCGTCAAGAATATCCTCAAACCGGGATTCCAGAATTCTTTTCGTGATATAAACACCAGTCGCCGCGCCAGTACCAAGACCGAGCATATAAAACCCGATCTTGATAACTGACGGCGACCACACAATCTTTGTAAGCATCCCGAGTCTCCTAGATCTTTTCGTAGATGACGCCATCGACGTTGAAATCAAGGAATATGGAATCGGTATGCCCATTGACAAACTCTCGAGCACGAGGGTTGTCACCATTCATAAAACCGAAGTCGATAAAATTGTCGCCATCCTTGGTCAGGCACCAGCCAACAATCGCACCGATACTACTTCTCGGAATGCCAAGCATGTCGTAGACTTCATTTAGAAAAACATGCCCACGAGAGAGCAGAAGATCATTTGCATAATTCTGCTGAGCACGAAGAAACAAGAAATTTAGCTCTGCGTCTCTCCCCCATCGAGGAGAAAGTTCATCAAAGAACCTCGCATACTGAGAATATCCATCACTACCGACACGCTTCTGCTCGAACGTCTTAGTTTCTAGAGTATCTTGGTCCAGAATCGTGATTTTCTCGCGCTTAATGTCGTACAGAAGATCTCGCTCACGATCTTCGCCGATTTCGTCTATGATGCGATTTCGATATGATCTGAACATCTTCTCAAGTCCTGCATATGCTGCCGTAGCTGCACCAAGACGCTTGTCCAAAACAAAATGTGCTTTCGTCAACGCTGCAATTGACAGACAGCCGACAATAAGCGTAGGGGCATACAGCTTTCCGATCGCGATGATTGACCGACTGTAAATAACAATCTTGTCTCGAGTGGCATCGTCCTGGTCGTATGAGTACTTCTCAACAAGCGTTTCATTTTCGGAAAGCGAACGCACGTCTTCGAGGTCGCTCTGCGCCTTTTCCACGATTTCCTCTACACGCAGCGTAGCCTTTGAAGCAAGAGCTGCGGTAGCGACAAAGCCGACAATACCAACACCAAACAGAATATGCGGAGACTGCTTCTGGACATGAAGCAGTCCGCGATTCGTTTTAAAGATGATTTTTAGAGGTGCAACGCTTTTGGTAATTGAAAGAGCGTTCATTCGTTTTTACTCCTTAGTCAAGAGGCTCTGGGCGAGGGAGATCAAGCAAATATCCATCTCGAATCCTTCGAATGAGATTGTCTCGAGGAAGATCGACCCAGCCCCACTTGTCGTCGGTAAATTGGCCGGCAATACCAAGCAGTTCATATAGGTCAGCCAAGGTTGCTGCATCGTACCGTCCAATTAGATCGTAAAGACGATCGATGACTTCTTCTGCTTCAGCACGAGTAGCTAGAACAATATCCTTGTAGTCATGGTTGGATCGTTCACGACGACTAAGCGATCTGTTCCGATCTGGTCGTGGTGGACGATCTCGCTCGTCACGATACGAAGAAGAATATCGACGGTAGTCTGTGTAGACTCGTCCGTAATCCCCCCGAGAACGCGCTCGTCCGCCGCGACGCCCATAGTGATGCGATTCCCCAAAGACCATTCTTTCAATTCCCTGGGAAACAGAGTCGACAATCATGTCCTTCGCTGCAGGCAAGAAAACATCCATCATAACATATTGCCATACGGAAGTTGCATCAGAGCCAAAAAAAGTCTGCTTCATCCGAGAACTAAGCGGCTTCTTGCGGAGGATAACCTTGTTAGCCACGACTTTCTCGATCTTCTTTGGGTCTTCCGGAGGCAAAGGAGGTTCTGCTTGTAGCTGCTCTTTATTTTTATGCGTGCTTGGGGGGAACTCATCCATGACGTACCCTTCTAAATATCGTCGGAAATTTGCTTGGCAAACTCGTCAAGCTGTGAGCTCACATAATCATAGGCGGCTTTCGAAACCATCATCTGCAGAATACCCGTACCGAACGATTGCGTCATCCGATGAAACCTTCCGTCTGGAGACGGGAGGTTGGTTTGAACCAGGTCTCGCACGACCACGCCTGACCCATAACCTGCGCCATATGAAAGAATCACCTTTAAAATGTTCACAACGCTCCCTTTTTAAAAAAAGAAAAACTCAAAATCCATGTGTTGGATTTTGAGCTCTGGTCCCGACGTCACATAGAGCGACGACGACGGTCGACTTCCTTGTTCCAGGCGATCGAGTTCCGATGGTCGGCGTTGGCCTCCATCATCTTCGCCGTGGCGCCTGCTATGGTAGCAAACACAACGGTTCCGACAACGATGGCTCCGACAGGGTTCTCCTCAATCGCGTGTCCAAGGTTCTGGGCGGCACGTCTAATCTTCATTCTATTCCTTTCGTAGGGGTCTCATTATAAGGCATGTAAAATGTACGAGATGATGGGCACAATTCTCAAGACACAAAGCGCAAAGGAAGAAAATCGCCCCGTGTTTGTTCGATTGTCGTTTAAGACTTAGCTTTCGAAACAGGTCCCCTAAACCCTTTGACAAGCTAGTCCCCATCGAAGAAATTAGTTCTTACTCTCGTTCTCGTTCTTATAGATTGGCACCGTGGCGAAGTTGCTGAATAAGAAGACGTTCTTCATCCGTCAAATCCTCAAAGAGTGGCTCTTGTGGCAATTCAACAACTTCCACTGTTGTTTTTGGCGCTTGCTCAGACTTATCCATGTCAGAGACAAGATCTGCTGGAACAATGCCGCGAATAAACTTTCCAGCTTCTTCTGCAGACGTAGCAAGCTCAATGAAGAGTTCGGAATAAGCATTAGATTGCTCAAACTCTTCACGAATGGTGTCGTTTTTGATAAACCGCTTGCCGTCGTTCGACTTCTTACCGACAGACATCAGAATAATCTTTTTGAAATGATCAATGATTTTTTGTCCGTCATTCTCGCTTTCCGCGATTTGCTTAAGAAGCTCAGACAAACCTCCAGAAACCGAAACTTCGAGTTCCACCAGTTCAGCCTTGGTCAGGTTGAAGTAGAAATCCTCAGAGTAGTTAATGCCATCAAAACCTTCGTAAAGAATCGTCTTCTTAAGCATGGCTCTCCTTATTCAGCTCGGAAGTTGTAACAATTACTTTCTAAGAACGTTCAAGAAAAAACTTAAGCCCCGTGTGGGGCTTAAGCTTTTTACTCCTCGGTGGAGGAAGTGTCCGGCTTCTTGTCGGAGACTGCGATGGCTGCCAACAGCCCCGCAACCCCCAGAATCGCGCCACCGATCGCGATCTTCTTCGCGATCTTTCGGGTGCGGCACTGGGTGCAGGGGAGGGCGTCCACTACTGTCTCTTGGATGTTCTCGGTCATTTCTGTCCTTTCGTAGGGGTCTCATTATAGGGCGTGTAAAACGTACGAGACATAACCCAGACCCCAACGTGGGGGTCTGGGTTTGATTCACTTCTCAGTTAACTCGATGATAATAACGCACCGGAGACGTCTTGAAATTAATCGCAAGACATGGTCTGTCGTCATCCGATAGTGTGGTACTGAATTGAATCTCTAGAAGATGATCTACGTTCCAACCAACTTCTTCGGAGAACTGCGTCCGGTGCAATCCGAGCTTGTCGTAAAGATCGCTCAAACTAGCGTAGTAACTATTTATCACTTGATGATTGATTTCGTTCTCTACTCGACGAATGTGCTCAGCCGAGCTATAGAAATATCGGCCGGTATACATCTCGTAGCAGAGAACATCTCCGCCACCAGTGACAACGATTTCGTTTTTGCCAACTGGTGCTAAACGAACATGATCTTGTGCGATTTCATCACGCACTGCGCGTTCTTTTGACTCACCAAATTTCTCAATAACCTTGTCCTTGTATTCGCCAATTGCCTTTTCGGACAAGGCATATGCAGCGGCAATTGCAGCCGTGCGTCTGCCGCCAATGATCTGAGCACCAAATATAGATGCGATCGTTACAGAACCCGTTGCGACAGCCGGAACAAACTGAGTCCAAGTGGCTTCAAAAATCTCACGAGCTTCCATTGGCTCATCTGGGCGCTCTCGCTCTTCCTCTGCTAGAATAACCGCTGCCCGATAGCCTGCGCGAGCTGAAAGAATCGCGGTTGTGATCGTCCCGACAACACCAAGTGCTGTTAGAAGCTGAGGCGAATGGTCTTGCATGAATTTCGGAGCCTGTTTCAGAACGCTCGTTAACACGGGTCCTCCTTTTTGTTCAACCGTCGACGCTGCGGAAAAAATCTTAAGAGAGATGTCTGGCTTTAGGAACCAGAAACATTGTCATCTCTCTCATCATAGGCTATGCAAATTGTACGAGCAAAAATTAGATTTCCAACGCCGGAAATAGACTGGTAACTAGTTTTCATACATCTTCCTGTTAAGCCAAATAACAGCTTCTCGATACGTGTCCCACAGTTCGGGGTCACTATCACGGGTGTTTTTCATTGTCATTTCGACCATGTACTGAATAATCTCACGGTCATCGGTTATGTCTAACCCCTGGATAACCATCGACTTCTTTACCAAACCGTTGATAAACGACTCGGGATGAAGGCGCATCATTTTGTCTCTTTCTAGGTCTAGACCGGATAGAAGTATTTCATGAAAAGAAAAAGCCTAAACCCCATGTGGGGCTTAGGCCTTGATCACGCCTCTGTGGTTTCGCTGGTCTTCTTCTTTCGGTTTTCTTTCCACTCGGAGATGAGAGACACCGCGTATCCGGCTGCCAACAGCCCCGCGATCGTGCCGCCTGCTGCGGCGGCCGAGATCGCGAAAGCTTCGGCGGCCTGACGGCCGACGGACTTCTCATCTGTGGTGGAACCATCAACCGAGTAGAAGTTCTCCATGTTCTTCTTCCTTTCGTAGGGTTCTCATTACATGACGTGTAAATTGTACGAGAAGTGCCCCCAGCAGGACTCGAACCTGCAACCTACGGATTAAAAGTCCGCAGCTCTACCAATTGAGCTATAGGGGCAAAAAAAGAAAGAGAGGTGACAGCCCACTGAAAACTGTCTTTCGCCGGGTGGGGATGAACCCACGCATTCGTGTCTCGGCATTCACTTTCGTGAATCTCTCTCTCATTATAAACCGTGTAAAACGTACGAGCAAAACCTAAACCCCATGTGGGGCTTAGGCTTTGATCACTCCTCTGATGCAGCTTCGTAGTCCTCAATCAAGCTTTCGAGCGCTTCCAACCAGAGGTTCTTTTCCTTCGAATCCTCCGGGTCTTCAAGCCACCCATCCTTCAAACCGGCTAGTGCTATAGCCATGTTTCCGGTGGTAAGCTCGTCGAGCGGAAAATGCTTGAGAAACTCTCTGGTCACTTCTCTTTCGATAATCTTCTTCTTGAAGTACATACTCTCTTCCTTTCGTAGGGGGTCTCATTACATGGCATGTATATAGTACGAGAAAAACCTAAACCCCATGTGGGGCTTAGGCTTTGAAATCACTTTCCTAGGATCTCCAGCACTGTGTCCTGTGTTGCTTTCATCCACAGCACTTCGAGCGCGGCCCTCATCAGAGGTGACATAACACTTCCGTTCGTCCTCTGCTGGGCCAAGAGCATCTCCTCAATGAGGTCTCTCTTGTCCCTTGCCGACGAACATCCAGCGTTTGCCAACTCTGCGTCGAGCCTACGCTCAATGGCTGCCATGAAAACATCGGCATCCGACATGTTCTTTCTTCCTTTCGTAGGGGTCTCATTATAAGGCTTGTAAAATGTACGACTAACAAAATATATGCTCTTATAGCAAAATCGTATAATTTAAAAATTATTAATTTTTACGTTAAAAATAGAAAAACCTAGATCCCATGTTCGGGATCTAGGCTTTGATATCCTACCAGTCGTTCCTCAGCGCGATTTCAGAACAAAGCTAACGGCTTTTGACGTTATCACGTTGGCTCGTTCGTATCCAACTATCACGCAAATTCCCAGTAGGTTGGCGGCAACGATGGCCAGTGTGTCTGGGCTAGGCGTCCGAAGGGATCGCCGGTTTTCCCGGTCGATCCCCTTCAGTTCGTATAGCTTTCTCAACTGGTCAGTCATTGCCGCAAATTCTGGGGCATCGGCCGTGAAGCCGGAAAGTTCATCGAGCACGTTGTCAATCACAATCTCAAGCCGTGTTGGCTCCTTCTGTTTGCGCTTCATGGCATCTCCTTTCGTAGGGGTCTCATTACATGGCATGTATAATATACGACCCCTACACGGGAAGTTTCTTCACCTTAAATATAACTCTTTTACGCTCGGACAACTCCTCCGGGGAAACTTCGAGCTCCAAAGAAAATACCTTACGACCGTCTTCAAACTCCTCGAGAATCATAGATCCGTCCGAACGAGTTCTATACCACAGAAAAAATGCAAGCACAAGAGAAAGAACCGAAACTGCTGCGAGAAGAATATCCATAATCACCCATTTCAGTTACCTGATACGTGAGTAAGCGTAGGATAGCTAGCAACGCCATTCTCGTCCTCTGAATGAATAAATTCGGTAACCCTGGCCGTGGTCCAGACACCATGAAGACCTCGAATGGTGATGAGGTCTCCAAGGAAATAATCTTGGTTGAACCGAAAGCCAACTTGTGGAGAAACTTCACCGTCGGCAAGACGAAGTTTTACATGCTCCTTAAGCTTAATTTTCGCAAAGGCAGTTATAAAAGCTTCCCAAGTTTGTGGCGTAAAACCTTCCTCTGCCTGTCCGCCATCCAAATATAGAACGCGACGAGAGAATCCAGACGGGTCGTCGTTGTCACGAACAAGAAGCGCCTTATCGTCGAGCACCACATGTGCTTCAGTTTTTAAATTTGTTTCAGATATAACAATCTCTGGAGAAATTAGATCTCCACCTTCAGCATCAAGAATAATCGGTTGCACAAGTGTTTGGTCGTTAGTACGATCAGTACCCTTATAAATATCGAAGCAAAGCTTAGTAATTGACTCACGTCTTGTTGCTGTAATTACACCGCTCATATTTACTGAAACAACCCAAGAACTGGATGTTGGGCGAACCATACGAAAACCATAAGGCTTGTTGGCGAGATAATCTAAAATGGGTGTTGAGATTGGCCCCGGATCAAGCCATCTCGGAATCTTTAAACCATCATTTGTTTCTGCAATTTCTCCGGTACTGTCAGTAATTGCAGAATTCGCGACAGCATCTTTGACGTTTTTATGAGGAACTGTTTTAAGAACCGTATAATCGAAGGTCGTTGCGTTGACAAACGAGTTGAATAGTAGAATAATAACAGATCCAAGATCGCTCTGAGTCATCGCTTCGAACTTAGTTCCTCTAATTTCGCCAATAACTCGGTGTTCAATAAAAGAAGTAACAGAACGCCCAGTAACCGTCAAGGTCTGAAAACCTTTTGAGTCAACATCGATCGTGTGTTTTTCAACAATCATTACTTCGGGAGAACCGCGGAGTCCAAGAAGTGTTCCGAGTGGTAGTTTGCTAAGCGTTTCTTGGACCAGTACGGTTTTCAGAACAAAATCTGAATGACCAAAAAACTTCTCATTCCAAATAAGAGACTTGTATCTCTGAATCGGAGCATTAACTGGATACCAGGTAACTGGGTTTAATACAGTAAGATCGAGACCTGCCATGTCAGATCCCCCAATATTGCAAAAGATACTCGAATTTCAGCCATGTGATATTGGATTGGTGTCTAATGTTAATCGTATGAATCCCACCATATAAATATAACCATTGCGAATCATTCGAAAGAATTTCAAGATACTGCGCATAGACTCCGCCTTTCTTTAGCCCAATAAATCTTGATGATTCGTTTGTGTCAACAACAAGAACATCACCAATTTCGAAATGGGCATTAAACGTCATCTTTACGCCATCGGTAACCCAAATTTCAAACATTTTTGCGCTATCGACAAACTGGGCCTCAAAACTGATGCCCGTTGGAGCACGACCAACATTATCGATTGTCCAGCTGGAAGCCCCAAGAATATTGTTTGTAATGTTCTTTGGTTCAAGCGCAGCCAAATATGGGCTAAGACAAGAAATTGTTATCTGAATCTGTGGCTCTTTGTTGAATGGGACTACCTCGATGTTTTTTACATATCCCGTTGTTTTTACAACAGGAACATTATCCAAAAGAAGAAAGACAGTAACAACATCACGAATATCTTGACCTGGACTTAGCAAACCATACAACATATAACGCAAATCAGAGACTGTTTGTCCAAGTTGATAGTTTGGGTTTAACCCGGCAAGAATAACAATCTCACGCCCCTGGGCTCGACGGTTTACATAAATTCCACCAGGGGTATGAGTTTCCGCGAGTAACAGTTCGAGCTCAGGGGGACCAAGACCATCAATGGCAGTAACTTGAAACGGCTCCGAAACAGATGACCCAATAATTGGAATTTCAATGTCCGTAAGCCCAGAGAGACGGATCGCGTCGAAATAAATCATGCCACCAGAGCTCCCTTCGCCAATGACAACTGATTACGCGTATTTCGATAAATTTCAATTGTCGACAACGCTTCGGGCGAGTAATTGTTCTGTACAAACTCAACCTTCGTCGTTCCTGTTTCGGCGATCTTTCCGTCAAAGGCTTCTGTTTTCTCGGCCGAGATAGACGAGGCCTGAGAATATGACACGCCAGCAGAAATTGTGGAGTTGCCGAGCATTTTATTCATCACAGAAACTTCTTTAGAAACCTGTGAAAGATCCATAACTGGAGTTATAACTGGACGTGCGTCAAGCCCTTCGAAAATAAGAGCTGAAAGGCCTCGCATAGACTCCTGCAAAGAAGTCAATGCTGTATCGCCAACCTTTTCTGAAGCTTTAGCGATGAGACCACCCGTATTGGATAGACCAATAACCATGCCAAGACCAGACTGCTTGCCAATATACATGAATGCTTTCGAAGGCGAACTGATTCCAAGAACATTCTTTGCCGCTTGAACCGCACTCTGCGCTGCACCTTTTGCCGCGTTAACAAGACTGCCTACCTTAGACGCAATTCCTCCAGTCATACCATCAATTATAGCGACGCCAAGATCCTTCCCCGCCGCACGAAGCTGAGGTGCATATTTGTTGATTGAAGCAGTGACTGAGTTAACAAACACAATAATAGTTCTCATACCTTCATCAGCTATTCGACTCATATTGGAAGCAATGCCCTTGATGAAGGCAATGATAGTATCTGTTCCGGCGCGCAGAATTCGAGGCATCTCATCGCCAATGCCTTTAATAAAGGCGACGATGATATCTGCACCCTTCCTAATAATTTCCGGCATGTTCTGACTGATTCCGCTCATGAACTCGATCATCATATCAAAACCGAGCTTAAGCATCTGCGGGAAATATTCGGGAACAGTTTTGAGAATTTCTTCCATAATCTTACGGAACAGCTCTCCGAACAACGGAATATTGTCAATCCCAGCTTGAAGCATGGCCCCAAGAATGGCGCTAAACGCAGCAATAAGTTTTGGCGCAGATTCGGCGAGAACCAAAGCAAATTCAACAAATCCTTCAGCGAATGCTTTTGCTGCGTCTGGGATCATCCTAACAATATTTTCGAGCATTGTCGTAATGTTTTCGGTTCCGTTTGCTGCGGCGGCCGAAGCCACTTCTATTGCCGTAGCAAATAGGAAGGCTGCAGTAGCAACAAGCGCAAGACCTGCGCCGAAAACAACAAGCGCAGCTCCGCCGGCCAACAGTAAGGGTGAAGCTAAGCCGAATACAGCTGCTGCTACGCCCAGAACAGTCAAACCCGCAGCCAATGCGACAAGAGATCTACCAATCTCGCCCCAGTCCATGGTGCCCATGAGTTTAAGCGCACCAGCAAGAATTGAAATTGAGGCAGCAATAACAATCATTGCCGCGGCGCCGACCAATCCTGCTTGGATGAACGTAAGCGCGCCAACGATAATGCCTAGCGCGCCGGCAAGCGTAATCAAACCCTTGGCTATCTCTTCAACAGACATGCCTCCAAAATCTTGGACGACATCTGCGATTTGACCCAAAGCAATAGAGAGTACAACAAGTCCTGCCGCGGTAACGAACATATTCTTTGGCATAAGACGCATAACGCCAGCCAAGATAGCCAAGGAACTGGCAATTGCCAAAAGCCCCTTTCCGATCTCAGAAAGCTTAAGTCCGCCAAATTTCTCGACCGCATTGGCAAGAATAACCAAAGAGTTTGCAATTATAACAAGACCAACGGCTTGCAAGACCATGCCTTTAGGCATTATTTTGATTGCGCCAGCCAAGATTAGGAGAGAGGTTGCAACTCCAGTAAGACCCTTGGCCAAATCGCCCAAAGAAAGCCCGCCGAACTTCTCAACGGCTTCAGCCATGATGACTAAAGCTGTTGAAAGAACCATCAAATTAAAGCCCACGCGAAGCATTCCCTTTGCGCCACCAGAAAGAAGCTTAACGGCGCCGATTAGCAAACCAAGACCCCCAGCGACACCCACAAGACCCTTGGCGAGCTCTCCCCAACTTAGCCCAGCCAGAACCTTCATCGATGCGCTAAGAATAAGCATTGCGGATGCTAGGAGAACCAGACCAGAGGCAAGAAGTGGGAGTCCAACGACGCCCTTCATGCCGCCCATCTTAGTCAATATAACCATAGCGCCCATTAGAGCGCTCATGCCCGCAGCTACGCCGGTCATTGCAGTAGCAAGTCTTCCAGGGTCAATTGTAGACATGACGACCAGCGAAGCAGCCAAGATGGCAATTGCTCCGGCAATCTTCAAAAGAGCGTCAGCTTTTAGATTGGTCTGCATTCCTTCAAGAACGCCAGTAAGCGCCGAAAGAGAGTTCTTGAGCTCACTGATAAATCCTCCGCCAAAATCAATCCCAAGCTCGCCCTTAATCCCCTTACGAAGAGAGAGAGCGATAGCCGCAAGAGACCCTGATGCAATTCCTCCAAAGACTGCGTTCCAGTCAATGTCTCCGATAGCTCCTGCTAGATCGCCAACCATAGCAACTGCAAAATCCTTTATGGCAGTAATCGCAGGTGTTACGAATTCTGCAAAGTGAGTAAAGGCCTCGCTAAGCCTAAAGACTCCATCTCTAACGCCGTCTAGCAACCCGCCAAACAACTCAAACGAAGGTATGCCTTCGTTCAGACCGGTAAAGAAATCGCCAACCACGGCCGCGAAAGACCCAAAGCTTCCAATTCCAGAAAATATAACGCCGACAAGATCCATCAAGAAACCAGCAACAGCTTTAATAACCTTTGCGCCGATTGAAAATATAGAAAAAACGCCAGTGAGAACGCGTTCTAGATTTTCCAACGCTTTCTCGCTTGGCTTAAGCTGTTCGGTAAAATCTCGGAAACTCTTTGACATCTCGGCTAGACGTTCTGAAGTAGCCGCCGGAAAGACATTACGAAAAGCGTCCCCAACTGCGCCTATAATATCACCAAGAGCACTAAATGCATTCTTGAATCCTTCAATTGCTGCCGCTCTGCCACCCAAATCGGACCAGCCTTGAAGAAGGTTGTTCCGTGCGTCGGCTGTTCTTTCAACAAAACCACTCAATGCAGCATTAATATCGGTGAAAAGCGTCTTTGCTTCTTCGAAGTCTCCAATGATGATTTCAAAAGATCTCGCAAAGCCGGAGCCAACCGACTCCTTCAGAGTAGCCATCAACTGAGAGAAAGTTTTGACATCCTGTGCCGCAGCGAAAGCTCTTTTACCGATCTCTGTGGTTTCGTCAGCATAGTTCCCAAGAGTTGTTGTGAGAACTTCCGTCGTCAACCATTGATCGGTAAGTGACTCATTAAACCCTTTAGTGGCAGACACAACGCTGCCAGACATTGTGACATAGCCCTCTGTGGTCTTTGTCAACGTTCCCATTGCAACGCCGGCATCGATCAGTTGTTGCTTGAACTCTTTCGTGCCCATGTTAGCTAGCTCGATCGACTTCCAGTCCATAAGCTGGACGTGGCCCTTGGAAAGAGCCTGGGCGAAGTTGTACATCGCCCTCGAAGCCTCGTTAGCGTTCGCTCCCGAAAGCGCCGCAACGTTTGCCACGCCTTGAATAGCAGCGACTGAAACGTCAAGACTAAGACCCGCGTTTGTAAATTTCCCGATGTTCTGGGTCATGTCGGCAAATGAGTAAATAGTCTTGTCAGCGTAAGCGTTAAGCTCTTCGAGTTTTCGGTTAACGACCTCTAGGGACTCGCCAGACCCAGCCATAATGGTCTGGATCGCCCCCATTTTGAGCTCATACTCTTTAAAGCCAGCAGTGACCTGATCAAGACTAAGAGATTTCGTAATACTGATGCCTGCGTCGATTGCTCGGTTTGTGATGTTAGAAAGAGCCGTAATTGCAATCGTAGCCATGGCAGCAAAGGAAGCACTGACCTTTTGTGTTGATGACTCAACCGAGTTCATGTTGAACTTGTCAGCCTCAACCTGGGCTTCTTTCATACCAGCAGCGTTCTTCAACTTCTGAAGAGCACCGATGGTCGCTGCAGTAGCACTCATAAAGTCACGGTTGTCAAACTTTATGGAAACAATTCGACTATCAATAATTGCCATTACGCCATCACCTCCCTCCAAGCGTCGGCAGCCATTCGGTCAAACACTGGTCTTAATGCCGGATTAATGTAGTCTCGACCACTGACATACCCGCCCGTACCCGTTCCGTGCCCAAACTGAAGAAGAACAGCAATTGGAGTTGTTCCGCCCATGTGGCTGTTGCCCCAGCCAATTGAGTAATAGCCCTTGTTCATCTCAATGTCGTAGTACCATGATCGGGAAGTTTCTCCCGTATCCTTTGGCGTAGCCGCAGCAAGTGCTTGGCAACCAATTTCGCCATAACGGCTAAGTGTTGCGAAAATGTCTTGTGAAGCCATCCTCTTCAACCACTTTTCCGTTACTTCATAATCACCACTAGCTTCGAAAGTGATCATTCCGCCTCCTAAGGATAGATGGTGAACACTTTCAAAAGCTCATCTACTGTTGGGAATCGGGGACTAGATTCGTCAGTGCCATAAAGTATCTTTTCCACAGCCTCAACCGCATAGATGTTTGCATCTGTCGAGTCAATTATCAAATGCGAAGAAGGTTTTGCTCCTGGAACCAGCACTGGCGTTGTGTAGAATGTGAACCCAAACGGGTTCAGATCTGGACTATCGTTTACTGTTTCGAAAAGCATGTCGTCAATCGTTGCCACGTTGTTAAATATAAGATGAATTCGGTATCCGTCATTGGTCTGAGAACAATACGTGAAGCCAAAAGGTTGATTCTCAGCAAAAGTGCCTACAAGAGTTCTGCCGTCTGTAAGCGCAAGAATATGATCTTCCAACATGTACGGAAACGTAAATGCCTGAACGCCAAGCGTGAAGTCTGGTGTTTCTTGCTGAAAGGTGTAGATGACACCCTCAAAATATAAAGGTTTGTTTGTAGAGTTCTCGTGTCTTTGCTCTACCTGAATGAGGCCATCCCAAACAGTAACCTCGTCATCGGCAAAATATAGAACCCCTCGATCTACGCCTCTGTGGTACCGTCTAGGAAGTGCGTTCCATGAAAGTCTAGTCATAACTCACTCCCTATCGCAATATCTCAACAATTTCTGCCGGGCCTGGAAGAACCGGGTCAGTTGCGGGAGATCCATAAAGCACATCTTCTAAAAGACCAAGAGCCTTTGGATTAACCGTTCTAGAGGAAATGACCAGGTGCGATGTTGGAAAATATGCAACTCTCTGACGGTTCATCTTATGCTTCTCAGTTGAGTTAAACCAAACGAGTTCTCTTTTTTGGTAAGGAATAGCATTGATGGTCCAACTGAGTTCTGTAATATCGGTATCGGCAGAAAAGGTCCTGTGCGTTACCGATCCTGGAGCAACAATGGCGTTGTAGACGATATGAATCTTGTAACCGTAATCAAGTCCCTCGATTGAGTTACCGATGAGCGTTCGATAAGAAAACCCAAAAGTTTGATAGGGCTGGTTCGACACATAAAATCCTCGCCCAAGCCGCAAAATCCCTTCGCACGGGAAGAATTCTTTTGGCGCAGCAAAAGCCGAAATTTTAGCTGAGTAATGCGACTTGGAAAGAGCAGTTCGTTTCTTGACCCCGTCGAAATATTCTGGCGTCACTTCTTGCTCGGCATGGATTTCAGTTACGGAAACGAGACCCGGCCATGCAAAGACTGACTTGGGCGATAGATAAAGCACACCCCGATCTACTCCGACTTCGTATGTGCGATTTCGCAGAAGATCCCATTCCAGTCGTGGCATAGTTACTCCTTTAACCGCTAGTTCCGAACTCCATTCTCCTGCGAGCGTTTAACTCACGATTACGCCGAGCAATGTCTCCCTTAGCCATCTTCTTAGCTGGTTGATTCTTAAGACTGCAGACTTTAATCAATGTAAGAAGACGATTTAGATGCCAGTTTTGGCATTCCATTGGGATGTTGAAAGAGATCATCCAATAATAGATCAACTCAGAAGTGATAACTTCTCGACTGGTTGACTTTTCAGCATTAGAAAACCAAGTCGCAGTCATCTTAGAATCAATATAATCATTAATCTTCGCATAATCCTCCGGGGCAAATCTTTGGACTATAGTTTCAGAAACTTCCGGAGAAAAAATCATGCAATAGACGTAAGAGATAACTTCCTCAAAAGTTTTCTCGTTTTTGCTGAGAAAAGGTTTTTCGTGAATTGACTCCCATTTTGAAAGGGAAACCAGAGAATGCTCCAACGAAAGAATGACAGCTTCTTCGGTAATGAACTCGCCGTCTTCTTCGCTGTAAAGTTCTCTTTCTGGAAGATGAATCTTCAACATTCTCTAGTCTCCCAATCAACAAGCATCAACTACTGTAATCAGGCCCCGCCATCAGCCGGAGGCGCCGGCTTAAAAAGTGTAACAACCTCATCTGGAGTCGGAAGCTTAGGCGTAGTAGAGCCAGAGCCCCCGCCGTAAAGCATCTCCTCGAGCGACGCGAGCTGAGTCGGGTCTGCGACAGTGGAATCGATGACGATGAGCGAAACAGGCTTGTACCCAGTAACAGGGACAGGCGTCGTGTTAACCTCCCAGCTGAACGTGATAGCCTCTGGCGAGTCGTTAATCGTGGCGTAAGCCTTCTCGGACGGTGAGGCGAGACACCCGTAGACCAAGTGAAGCTTGTACCCGAGGTCGTTGCCTTCAAGATCGTTGCCGACAACCGTTCGGTACGAGAAACCAAACGTTCTACGGTTCTGCTGCATCAGCAGAACACCCTCTGCCGGTGCCACTGAACCATCACACAGGCCGAACTCTTCGGGGTAAGTAAACGCCTCGATGGTGAAGGTGAACTCCTCCAAAGAGATCAGGTTCAGGTACTTAATGTTGTCAGCATACTGCGGAGAAGACTCAGCGCCACCAGGCGACTCGGTAACAGCCGTCAGGCCATTCCAAGCAACCGCCTCATTGTACACGCCGGTTTCATCCGGAATGTAAAGAACGCCGTGGTCGACGCCGGTCTCGTAAAAACGCTTACCGACCTCGTCCCATGTAATAGCAGCCATCCTATTTCCTCCTAGAAATAGAGCGTGAAAACGTCGTGGTTGAGGTTGTCCGCCGTGAAAAATCGATCATGAATACACAACGGAAGAGCTGAGATCGAGTCAACAAACGGCGTATCCGGATTTCGATCAATCAGTGTCAACGTATACCGCTTTTTATGCCGATAAGGTTTATTATCAGCAAAATCTACGTTTGTTTGCGATCGCTCATAAACAATGCAAGGATACTCGAGTCGGACATTTGTTGGTGGTTGAAAATATACACTGTCCGAGCCGAGTATCTTTTTAAGAAGTGCTTGCAACTCAAGGCGTTGGGCCATTGTAAACACTCCCTAGCGAGAGAATGAGCCGGGGGCTTTGAACCTCCACTGAGGAAACAGTCCATCGCACCCCGGCCCATCGCACATACTTGATGTTGAAAAAATGCTGAGTGGCAAATTCATCTGCAACAATACTAATAGAATTATCGACAGATAGATCGTCATTGAGATGCTCACCAGAACTAAGACGCCTAGTGTTTCTGATAACGTCTCCAAAATATTCAATCTCAGTGATTTCATCCACCCAGATACCAGAACCTGGCGGGTTCTCAATGCTATTTCCATAGCCTACTTCACCATGAAACTTTGCCATCCCAGCTCCTTAAATCACGGACCAGCAACGGGCTCATCCGGCACTGGCTGGTTCCTGTTCCGGAAGGTCCAACGAGTGCGCTCGGCCGGAGACAAGATCTTTCCAGAAGTCGCCTCGGCCTGGATGGTGATCGACGTCAGAGGATCAACAGTAATAGCCCCAGCCGTAAGAACACTCTCGTCAGAAGCATCGACATACTGAACGCCGGCAACCGATGGGATTGTCACAACACCAGTGTCAGGATTCCACGTCGGAGCCTTAGCCAGCACCTCGGCGTTTCCAGACTGCACAACAACCAGAGCCGACTTAGCCTTGACGAGAGCACCAGAAATTCGAGTCTCGATCAGATACTTGTACTTGTTGTAGTCGATATCGAAGTCATCAAACAGCGAAACCTCGCCGCCACGATCTGCACCAATAACGTAGTCAGCCATGTTGACCATGATGCCGATGACATCCGGAGTCTCCTCAAGCACCCCTACGGCAACCAGATCGCGAACACGCATCTCGGCCGCAACCTCAGAAACATTGCGGTACAGACGACGTCCCTGAGTATCCTTTGCCGCCATGAGCTGCCCGATGAGCGACTCAGTCGTGTAGAAGGTCGGAAGGCCAGAACCCTTGTAGAAATGACGGGCAAGAATAACGGCGTCAACAACCTCGGTCGGGGAAGACTCGGCGTTAGCCAGATCGACCGGAACCTTGACCGTGTAGAAGTCATCGTCAGTAGCAATAGGCCGAAGGTTAGTCTCACTGATCTTGTCCGTCGAAGCAACGTCACGTCCGTCGCCAATGAGAATCGCTCGAGCGATTTCCTCATCGAGCATGAGACGCATCTCACCCTTGAGCCAGGCGACAACGTCAAAGTCGGTAATATCGATCATGTCGTCGCGGTCGAGCTGCTGCTTCTTGTAGATGGTCGTCGGGGTGGTGATACGCTTCGCGACACCAAAGAACTCTTCCTTCTTGACCGTACCCTTGATGTAGCCACGAGCCCGAGCCTCATCATAGGTAAGGTCTGCTGAGACAGTCTTGATGCGCGCAAAGGGACTCTTACGAGCTCCACCAAGCACATCTGCAACCCACTCGGACCGGCGGGTAAGCCACTCCGGCGTACCGGTAATAGCCCTAGCCTCCGGGAAAAGAACATCGATGTCGTCAATACCATGCGCCATGGCATATGCCTCAACGGCATCCTTAAGGGACCCACCCTTAATGGCGTCCGAAACGATGGTGTTGATGTCTGAGTGGCTGAGCGTGTGGGTGGGGGTGCGCGCCGCACCATCCTGCTCAAACACATTACGATTCATGTCAATACCCTCCGTGTGAGTGATTCCAGACTGTTCGGCAGAGCTGTTGGCCTCTTCAAGTGCAGCACCGATCATAAAGTAGACCAGTTCCTTCTGTTCGTCAGTGAGGGTGTTAAAAACATCTTCAACTGTACGGTCGTCCTCGGGCACGTCTTTCTCCTTTTTCTCTTGTGACGCGTGGCTGAGTTTCTCATCCTTGACACTCGCTTCACCGTGACTCAAGTCTTTATGCTCGAGCGGAAGACCAGTGTAAATAATAGCCTCGTCCTCGAGAGTCTCAATCTCGCCATCGCTGTGAGCAACAGCGACATTATCGATAAGAGCCCCAGGATTTGCGCCTGCTAGAACCAGGCTGACCTCACGGATTGATCCGTGAAGAACGTGGCTTCCCTTCTGAACCAACTTATTGGCATAAATAGAAAGCTGAGTAATATCTTTGTGCTGGACCAGAGCCTTCGAGCTCTCTCCAGTCTGAGTGTTGTTGAAATAGCCGTAGGCGTACATGCCATCTTCTCGATGCTCGAGAATGGCATGCCCGAGAACGTTCTTCGGATCGGAATGACCATGCTGCCAGACGAGAGGCACGCGAGAACCGTCCTCATGCTTGAATGCGTCGGGCATGATAATTCGGCCATCGGAGCACCTGAGATTCGCCTTAGTAGCGTAGCCGCTAAAATCAGCTCCCATTTTGACGATCTCCTTCCTGACTAGTGTCAACGGCCTTCGGTGCCGTTTCGGTTTCTACTTGTGGCATGTTACTGTTCCTCAACTCGTCAGCCTTTGGATCATCCGATGGGCGAATGCCGAGAATCTGACGAATCTCGTTCGATGTAAGAATCTCATTCCGAGTAAACTTGTCCGCAATCTCAGCCATACTATTAACAGGAACTAGCTTGAACGGGTTGTTAATTGCCATGATTGTCTGGTTCTGGGTGCGAGCAGTCTTTGTCAAGAAAGTACGATTCATGGCTTCAGTAATAGCCCCGAGAATGGGCTCTACCGTTCGGTTGTAATAGTTAAGCATGGCTTTCTCGTCGGCCGTTCCGCTCATGATCTCTTCAGTCAGGCCTAGTTGCCCATAAAGCATCTTGGTGAGATACTCGACCTGCCCGAGAAGGTTGTTTTCGGCGGGCCGGTTGAGCTGGATAACTTTTTCAGTGGCATCAGTATAGGCAATCCCGTACTTGCTACCTCGGAGCTGAAACTCAATGTCTTCCCTTCGCTGCTCTGCTGCTTGCCGTCGTGCTTCCGACTTAATCGTATACGGAAGCTGCACAATCAGGTCTAGTTTTCCAGACGCAGACTGCTCGTCAATCGTATCAAGCAGGTTGAGCTTACGAATAAGTCTCTGAAGCGTTGAGTTTGGCTCATTCATGATTGCATAGAGCGGGTTTTCGATAATCGCTACGAACTTCTTACTTACAAGGACTTCTTGCCTAAAGCCCTTTTCTTCATTATAAAGACTAACGCGAACATGCTTAGGCATCCAAGCAACGATACGTCCAACACGAAGTGTCTTAATATCAAAGCTTCCATAGAAGTCTGGATTTAGTGATGTATCAACGGGAACTATCGCAGCAACGCCCTCGTCGAAAAGCGTCAACACAATGTCTTGTCGAAAAGCACGTGCCGCTTGGTCAATATTTGCTTCGACATTAAGACAATAGTTAAGTCCACTCCCTATTTCTTCTAAAAATCGACCATTTTCATCGATTCGCACATGCTTAAGCGAAATTGCAGCAACATCGATGCTAACTCGAGTGAAAACTGCAGCCACGATTGAGCGTTCGTTTGAAATAGTAAGACGCATGCGATCCGGCTTGGTTCTTCCATAATGGACGACGTAATTATCTCTGGGAGGTTCCTCAATTCGGCCAGTAAAAGCATTCCAAGCATGTTTCAACTTAGTTCCGAATGTTGTCATTGGTCACCCCCTCTCCTTTGAACCATGCGCGAGCCGCTACCGCCTAACAATATCTCGACTGAGCGGCGTTTCAGTCTGAGACCTTTAATGATATGCGCGAGCCGCTAATGCTTATAACGATATCCGCCAGACCTACTATACCTATTCCTGTCAGCAATAAACAAAGCACCTACGGTACCAGTCAGCAAACCTATCGCAACCTTTTCTCCAGTGGTACTCTTTCTGGACATCTGCAAATCAGGATGATTAATAGGAATACTGCCTTCCTTTACTAGAATTTTGCTAACTTTTGCTCGAGCATCTTTGATCTGTGCATTTCTTTCCTTACGACGTTCGTTCCAACCCTTTTTTTGCCCACCCCCCTGTTCACCAGTCTGGCTTGGTTTATGAACACCCCCCTGTTCACCAGTCTTGCTTGGTCTACTAACACGCCCCAGTCTAATAGTCTTAGGTGATCTACGAACACCCCACCGCATACCCTTGATTCCATAATGTTCAATGAAATCGTCTAGAATATCATCGGGTCCGAACGTTGTCATTGGTCACCACCTCTCATTTGAACCATGCACAAGTTACTACCGCCTAACAATATCTCGACTAGTCCGAGACCTTTGTTTCCTATTCCAAGTTCTATCTTTGGGCAGTGAGGTTATGTTATAGACGCCCTGGGAATTCTTAGGAGCAAATTTGTCTCGCGAGGGGTAATAAGATCTGGAATTTCTAAGCATAACACCAGCACTACCACCTATGACACCCATCAAAGCTATTGTAGCCTTTTCTCCCGAGGTCATCTTTCTGGCCATTATTGCATCGGGATTATTAACAGAAATTCTACCATTCTTTTTTACAATTGCGTCAGCTTTTTCTCGAGAACGTTTAATCTGTGCATCTTTTTCCTTACGGCGTTGGTTCCAAGTCTTTTTTTGTTCATTCCACTGTTTACCAGTCTTGCGTGGTTTACGAACACCCCACTGCATACCTTTTACGCCATAATGTTCAATGAAGTTCTCTAGAATATCATCAGGTGTGGATGTGTGGACTGCCTCGGCCCCGCTGAGCTTGAGCAATGACGTTGGCGGCTCTTTGTCCATTTCTCGATATTGACGAACAAGAACACGAGCGGCTTTCGCTTTCTCTTCGGGAGAAGCATCAATTGGAGTTCGAGCACCGGAAAGAGCGGCTGCGGCTGCAAAAATAGCATTCTGATTGACAGCGCCATCTGGAGTTTTGATTGGAAGCTTACACTGCGTCTTGGTTGTCAAAGCACCATCATGATGATGAATCAAGCAAGCATTATGCCATTGTTCTAGCGTGTAATCAGAAACAGAATAAGAACCCCAAGGTCTCGTGTCCATTAACCCTCCTAAAAAATATCTCAAGCGATAATATAAATCATTCAAAAGCCTCTCGGTTGGCTTTAAAAGCAACGTAAGCATCCATAAGAGCAGCCACGTTATCTATTTTTTCCTCTTGGCGCTTCTTTAGAAGTTTCCGGTTTCCATTTGTATCTTCAAGCGTGATAGCATTACCCATGGCAAAACTCATCAACTCTTGATCAAATATTAACATTCGCTCTTCTGCAAGAATCTTCAACTCACCAAGAGGAACAGATTCCGTTCGAGCACCTTGTGGTACCTTTTCAATACCAAACGGGCCGTTTTCGGACTCCCAACGAGTAACAAATTCTTTTGCATTATAGGGATCGAAGCCAAGAGCTCTGACGTCGTACTTTTCATTCGTAATAAACGCATCAAGATCATCGTAAACTTCCATCATATCAAGAACAGTTCCTTCAAGAACATGAAGACTTCCTTCTTCGACAAAAGTTTCGTACTTTGCACGCATTGCTCCGGGCAACTTCATTAGCGTTAGTGACGTAATGTAACTACGTGTCTTAACTCCAAATTTTCCACCACGAATCGGAAACAAAAAAGTGAAAGCACAAAAGTCATCACCCTGCGAAAGATCAGCGCCAAGCGCACAGGTCATGTTCCAGAACATCTGAGGACGATGAGGAAGCGTTTCTTCATACGTGAAAAAGTACGTATAACCTTCCATTGGAATACCAAACCGCTTTGCGAGAATGTCATTGCGAGTCATCGGAGCTTTTTCTGCTCGTTCAACGTCGAGATGATATGTCTCGTAACTTACAGTTCGTCCAAGATTTGGACTAGCCTTAACCCACTTCGATGGGTCCGCCACTTCGTCAAGCTCGTCTAGTTTATAATGCCAAATCGACACATGCGGAGCATAATACTCACCTTTAAGTATGTCTGCCAGTTCCATTTTGATTGTGTCACCGGAACCGTTTCGAACAGTCCCTTCAGAACTGATAGCGATGATTAAATAGTCTTCAAGTTTCGAAGCTCCTTGCTCTACCGCCCCAACAACGTCTTCTCTGATGTCTCCAGAAAGCCATTCGTCGATAGTCGACACTTTAGGCCTAAGACCTTGAAGCTTGTTAATGGTCATAGGACGGATTTCAAGAAGTGACCCTGTAAGAAAGTTCTCAACACCCTTCTTAGTCGAGGCTAACTTCTGTCGCATTGCCCGACTACCTGTCGTGTTCTGCATAGATCCCTCAGTCAGAAACTGAAACAACGGACCTTTGGCGCGAACAATAGCAGTCCTAATTGGAGACATGACTTCTTCTGCTTGCTTCATCGTCGGTGCCGTAGTTATCTGATGAGTCGTCGAAGTGTCAACGTTTAGAAAATAACTTTGAATACAAGAAGCATACATAGACTTTGCTGAACCACGCGCTACGATTAAATACTGCTTTGTCGTAAGCCGCTTTCGAATAGTCTTCGTAATGTACTTCCCGCCGTGGTTTTGTTCGGTTGGTTGGTAGACGCTTCTCTCTACGAAATAATACCATCCAAAAATTTGTTCGGCCCAAAGCTTAAACGTTGGAAGAAGATAAAGATCACTTCCATCAGTAAGAGTCATTTCGTTTTCGCAATAACGAATGAATCCTTCTACCGCAAGATCATCATAGTAAATGTTGGGGTTGGCGATAAGCTCATCAATTCGGTTCATCTCCATAGTAACTTCACGGTTTACTGGGATGTCCCCACGCACAACAGCCTCACGAAACAACCCATAATAGATTGGTACCGCTGTGTTAGATAGAGCCATCGCCCCCGCCCTTACCTCGACTTAGACATCTTCTCTTTTAGTAGAGCATCTTTAATCTGTCTTCCCATCGGAGACTTGGAGAACTTATGCAAGGTTTTTCCAGCTGAATAGACACCTTTTCCAGCTGTAAAAGCCTGTTTTGCAAACCTTTTACCTTTTTGCAGTTTGGAGTTGTAGTATACCAACTCCTGTTCCTTTGTAATCAACCGTCGATAGTTCTGCTCAAGCTGCATTCGATCGGTCAAAACTCTCAACTCATCATTCGAAAGAACGTGTGTAGAAAAAGTTTTTCCACCCGCCCCGGGTCTTTTATTATTTGCAGTCGAAAGCTTCTTCTTAAGCGATTCAGTCTGTGCGTAATCTTCAGAATCCCTCTGAGTCTGAGAACGACGAACACCCCACCGCATACCTTTTACGCCATAATGTTCAATGAAATCACCTAGAACCTCGCCAACGTCGATCTCATTTTGAAAACTCATTCCGAAACCTCCCATCCAGCCACGCCGGGCTCAAGTACGTTAGAATCTAGTAAACTAAACCAAACAGTTCCTTGGTGTACGACGTGAATCCACTTTGGATAAGCATCTTGGTTGTTCTTTGGCGCCACCCAAGGTTTCGGATTGAATCGACTCTTAACTTTGACAACACAAGCCAAAATCAGTTCATTCGGAATTAGATCCTCATTAGCACCATGGTCGGCACCGGGGTTTTCCTTTTCAGCAAAAGCCCATGCTCGAAGAAGATCGATCGTTGGAAGAATCCACAAGTTTTTCTCAACCCAGGTCCGTGGATCTAAAATGCCTTCTTGCGCGGCGCAAGAGGTAAGTCGATCTTTGATCATTTCAGACTTTACAACAAAAGAATGCGCCAAATACGACATAGATCCACACCTCCGTCCTATTTGAGAACTTCTTTAGACTCGCTTGCGTCGTAAGGCTCGTCGATCTTAAAAGTCACTAGTCCCCGCCAACGGCGAATTTCAACCTGAACGGCAGCCTCTAGACTATCGTCGGTGATTACTGATGTGTCTCGTCCTGGGTTTTCAACATTATTCTCCATGGCGTACCAATACGCTTCGGCAAACCCTGGGCTTCCAGAAATCTTCAAAACATGTTCTTTAGCCCAAAGACTTGGATCAACGGTCGGCCCAAGCATGACCGAAACGCGAGCTGCTGCAGCAGCAACTCGAGATTCAAAATCTAAATCTCGACTAAGAATAACTTGGCTGTATAAAGTCATGAAAGACCCCAATCACCCAGCCCAGTAAGTAGTATTTACCATCCATGCGCCAAAGCCGCCGGTTGGCCCAATTACTGCAAGATTGCCATCAGTTCTAAGTTCCAGCCAACCCATGTATGGCTTCTGCTCTGTATCTCCAGGAAGTGTCGCAGTACACAAGCCGAGAAATGGAATAGTATATGCTGGACGATAATCGAATGGCAAAGTACACACAACTTGCTGCGGGCCAACCGCTGTTTGTCCGTTGACTCTTCCTAAAATATGAACGGTGCCGTCGATAAGCTTTTTGTAGCGAAGTCTCCCAAATGATGCCACATTTGTATCCGTCCACCCGTTTGCAAATGCTGCAAATTTCCAGCTAGAGTCTGATGGGTGAAGCAACCGATCTACATCATCAGCCAACTGCTTGACATCTCTTGGGATGTCGGGAGTATCATCCAAAATCGGATATGATAGTCCTAAACGTGTTTTTGGCATAAAAACTCCTTATGTCCAAGTTACAGGTGGAGTAATCTGCGTGCCAGGCAGAACGGCGGGCCAGTTATCCGTAGTATTCCAAGAATGATGAATTGTTACATCATGCATGGAAGTGGTGTAACGCCAAATATCAGATTGTCCGGTATCCAACACGCCAAAACTTAGACTGTCTGCGCTCGCCCCATTTGCAACCGGCCAAATCACTGAAGAAACTGGACGAAAACCAACGGGCATAGTCAAAAATGTCGAGCTAGTCGCTCCTAAAGCTGTAAGCTTGCCAATTAATGTAACAACATTACCTTGCCTGGACAACCGCAAATGATCATTGACGCTCCAGCCGTTAACCAACATAGAAGACACATCCCTGGCGCCGGTATCACTACCAAGATTCCCAGGTAAACCAAAATCTCCGATCTCTGAGTTTGAATTACGAGTCAAGGACAACACTTGTCCACTGTTCTTAGGGGTAGGAGCATACACATTCCCCTTTAAAGTAAGATCAGTGTCTGAAACAGTAATTCCAACCCAGATAGGAGTTCCTGTTTTATCCAAACGAAGTAAACTTGATTCGTTTCCTTCTAGATTTATGTATACACACAAGCCATCTCTTTTATAACCTTTAAAGACTGCCTGGGGAAAGTAAGAGGAAATAATTTCAAGCGACCCCGTCATGGTTCCGCCATCAGCAGTGACATAACGATGGTCAATATCAATAGGGCCCCATTGCCCAATAGCAGTGGTACCAAGCACTCGATTAATTGGCACATCGTCTGGAATGACAACGTTGCTTAGATCCCCAAGAGTAAAAGAAAGACTTTCCAATGGATCTTTTGCCAAAATATCGCGATACGTTTCAACTGGAGCCCAACCGCCACGCTCTCCCGGAGGGCCCTCGGGCCCTAAAGGACCAGGTGGTCCCGGTTCACCTTTCGGCCCTTGAATGGGACCGACGTCAACCCAACGTGAACCATCCCACATCCATCCATGCAGCGTGTCTTGGAGAATATAGACATCGGTTGGGTTTGCACTAGCAGGAAGAGCCGCTTGGTTTGGTAGGAAACCTTTAATCGAAACGCCAGGTCCAATTGGGCCCGGAGGGCCTTCAGCTGCATATCCAAGAGTATTCCAAGGCGTTGTTCCGTCGCCAACTTTGTACCGTCGACTATCGGTCTCGTATCCTACTTCGCCCGCCATTAGGATCGGGTTTTCATCAGCCCACTCTGTGACTGTTCCTCGACGAATGCGAATGACATACATAAAATACCCCCAAACGTCTAAGGAAGAAGATCGCGATAGGTTCTTGGAGAAAATGCTGGCCCAGCAGGACCTTGCGGGCCCATCGGTCCTTGAACTGCACCAAGATCAACCCAAGTTAAGCCGTTCCACATCCAACCATGTAATGTGTCCTGAACAATATAAACATCATTGAGCTCTGCGTTTTCAGGAAGAGCCGCTTGATTTGTTACAAAACCTTTAATGCTTACACCAACGCCAGGCGGGCCCTGTGTTCCGGTGTATGGAAGATCATTCCAAGGCGTAACGCCATTACCAACCTTGTACAGATTGGTGTCTGTAACATATGCCGGCTCGCCATCGCCAAGGATTGGATTTGCAAGCACCCACTGCTGTGTGGTTCCCCTTCGGATGCGAATAACATAAGATTGGTCATAAGACGGGTCATGCGTCATGCTTTAGAATCCTCCCTGTCAATTCACCGTGTCCGCCTCAATCACGCGCCCTCCCCGAAGATGCGGCGGTACAGGTCGGAGCCCGCGACCACGCGGATGGAGGGACCGCAGTCGTCGCCGCCCGGTTCCGGTGCTATCTGCCCCGGCACCTCCTCCCACGGTCGCAGCGCCTCGGGCGTGAGTACCTCTTGCAGGTAGGCGAGGACAGCATCTGCGAGCCACACGCACTGCTCCCAGTCTGGGTGGTAGGGGGTGAGGTACATGGCCGTGGCGATAGCGTCCCTGTCGATCAGCGGGCCAGTGGCATCGCCGTGCAGCGCACCGACCAACTGCCAGGGCGCGAACTCTGACCCGTAGTCCTCACCTGCCATCGTCCTGCTGCGGCTCCAACGCAGCCACACGCTCCTCCAGCGCCTTGAGCCGCCGGATGGCATCCCAGGCGTCGTAACGGGCCTGCGCCAGGGTCTCTGCTGCTGTCTTCGTCTTATTCTCCCCGGTCCAGTCGCTCATGCCGTACTGCCACACATCTGCTGCACTCACGTCGTCCTCCTCTGTATCGTTCGTGACGATGGTGCCACCCTGGTACACCACACCAGGGATCAAGCCGCCCTCCTTGTACCAGTTGCGGCGGTTGAATGCGACGGGCCGGATCGGGTCGCCGTTCGCGCAGCACGCC